CGGATGAAGTGGAATTCCTTACGCCCAAAACGGAGCGGAGCGATGTGAACGGGTTCACACAGGATGAGTTTGGAACCGAGGTAGATGATGAACTGCCCTTCTAAACCGAAACCGCAAGAGAAGGCTGCGGAACTGTACAAGCGTTTTTATTCAAAGGATGGTGATGGGGATGGAAGTCAAGTGGATCAAGATAGCAACCGATATGTTCAACAATCGCAAAATCAAGCAGATTCGGAAGATGCCTGACGGCGATGCGTTGATTGTAGTCTGGATGCAACTTCTCTGCCTTGCAGGTACGGTCAATAACTGCGGTTTGGTTTATTTCGCAAAAGACATTCCTTTTACCGATGAGATGTTGGCGGTCGAATTTGACCGCCCCATCTCGACTATCAGATTGGCGCTGGCTACCTTTGAGAAATTCGGAATGATTGAAGTTGTCAACGATGTTCTGCTGGTCAGTAATTGGGAAAAGCACCAAAGCGCAGAGAAACTAGAGAAGATAAGGGAAAATAGCCGAATCCGACAACAAAGGTACAGAGAAAATCAGAAACTTTTAGCCGAAAATAACGTTAGCGTTACGTTACCCGTAACGTTAGGTAACGCAATAGATAAAGATAAAGATAAAGATATACCCCTTATATCCCCCAAGGTCGAAATACCTCCTATCCTTGAAAAGTGGCTCAAGTACAAAAAAGAACGTAAGGACAAGCCATACAAGGAAACCGGGCTTAACACCTTGATAGCCAAAACAAACAGAATGATAACTGAATACGGCGAACAGAACGTATCCGAAGTGATTGACGACAGTATCGCATCGAATTATCAAGGTATTGTTTGGGACTGGTTGAAAAATAAAAAACTGGCAAAAGGCGAAAAAATCACTTTCTTGCGACCTGACGGGACAAGGGGAGAAAAGATTTTATGAAAAACGAATCCGCAGAACGTGCAGTATTAGCCTGCGTCATCAACTCCGAAATATGCGCTATGCAATCTGCCGAGCTGGATGATATGGATTTTACCAACCTGCATTACAGAGATATTTTCCTTGCCGTTCAGAAACTCATCAAGCAGGGCAAGAAAGTTTCACTGCCTTCCCTTGACCCGTTCGTCCAAAACAAAGCCCTGTTGATTAAAATCAGCGGCGAATCGGCTTATCCTTCCCAATTTTCGGTCTATGTCGAGGAACTTATAAAGTGCAGGCAGAAAAGGGATTTAGTCGCAGCCTGCCAAACCGCAATCAAAACGGTCGAGGATGACGATTCCTGTTTGGACACCCTTGAAAAGTCACTTTCGGATATTGCCGCAAAAGACAAGAGTGCGGTGGAGCCGGTCGGAACAAAAGCAATGGACGCTGTTGTGAGCATGGCAAACAAAACAAACGGTATATCTTCGGGGTTTCCGTCAATCGACCAAGTGGCGTTACTCCGTAAAGGCGATTTATTCATTGTCGCAGGCCGTCCGTCGATGGGCAAGACCGCTTTTGTCACTCAAATTGCTATGAATATTGCCCGAAACGGCGTTGTAGCGTTTTTCTCCCTCGAAACGACCGAAGAGAAGTTGTTGCACAGGGCGATTTGCACATTGGGCGAGTGCAGTAAGGTCGAAATCGTAAACGGAATGGAAAGAGCAACACAAAAGGCAATCGACGCAGCCGAAAAAATCTCAAAAATGAAACTGTACATCGACGACCGTTCGGGCCTAACAGTCGGGCAGATAAAAGCAAGGTGTATGCAAATAAAGTCCAGGGCAAGGCAGTTGGATCTGATTGTAGTCGATTATCTCCAACTCATAAAAGCAAGACAGCGCAAAAACGGCACAAGGGAGCAGGAAGTCGCTGAAATCTCATGGAGTATGAAAATGCTTGCGAAAGACATGAAATGCCCGATTCTGTTGCTTTCGCAATTATCAAGAGATATAGAGCGAAGAAAGGGCTTGCCGATTCTTGCAGACCTTCGGGAAAGCGGTGCAATAGAGCAGGACGCCGATGTTGTGATTTTCATCCACAGACCCGCAAGGTCGGACTCAAACGCTGACCCGAAAGAAGCGTATGCGGTTATCGCAAAAAACAAAGACGGACGGTGCGAGAATGTTCAACTCATTTGGGACGGCGACTTTATGAAATTCTCGTCCGATTGGACAAAAGAAGCGGAAGGAGTGGAAGAGATATGAAATTCATCATAGATGGCAAACCCCATGCAAAGCAGCGCCCGAGAGTGCTTAAAAACGGGCACGCCTACACCCCGCAGGAAACCGTGAACTATGAAAACTGGGTAAGGCTTTGTTATCGGCAGCAATGCGGCGACGCTTATTTTGAAGGCCCTTTAATAATGACCATAACCGCATACCTTGCTGAACCCAAAAAGAAAACGCAACAGTATCCGACGAAGCGCCCGGACGTTGATAATCTTATAAAATCAATAGCAGACGCGTTGAACGGAATCGCATACAAGGACGATTCGGCTATCGTAAAAGCTGAAATCCAAAAGCTCTACGGCAAGGAAAGAGTGGAAGTAGAGATAGGCAATATTTAAACGCCCTGTAAGCGTTTAGGAAACGTTTTAGTTTCGCATAGGGCATTTATACCAAAACAGGATAAAAACATCGTTACAAGGCGCACAGAGCACAGAAAGGGGATAATATGTACTGTACTTTAGATAATCATAAATGTTTTCACCACGGCGGCAGAACAGAATGTCTAAACGACCCGAAAATCTGTAAATGCTGCGTGGACAAAATCACACCTAAAATCAATTATTACACCGACGCAGAAAAAGCAGAAATCAAGCGGTTGGCCGCCGATGGGAAATCGCCCGAACAAATCGCAGACCTTTACAGGAGAACGCCCGAAGGCATTAAACATCTTTTAAGGAGGGTTGGAAAATGAATGAACTGAAACCATGCCCGTTTTGTGGGGGCGCAAATCTTTACATTGATGGATACGACCATACGGCGGGGAAGCGGTGGCGTGTAGTATGCCTTGATTGTATGGCTATGGTTGACCCCGGAACGGAGCAACAAAAATACCGCGCTATTGAAGCATGGAACCGCCGTGCTGATGGATGGATACCTGCGAGCAAGCCGCCGGAAGAACCCGGACATTATCTTGCAGTTGTGAAACGGACGGCTCCTGAAGAATTAGGTGGTAACGGAACATCTATCAGGAAAATGAGGTGGATGGGCGAAGATTGGCGGTATGCAACCCATATTCCCGCACGGGTAGGCAGGGAGATAAGCGATAAGGTTACTCACTATATGTCACTTCCCAAACTACCCGAAACGAAAGGAGAATAACATGGGAAAAGAAACCAAGGTCACTTGCGATGCTTGTGGTGCTGATGTGTTTGGGCAAAAGTATTTTACGTTGAATATCCGAAAAGTGATTCATGGCAAGCAAACAATGAATCCTGCGGTATATCTTTGCCCGAAGTGCTTTAGGGAAACGAAATTAGCATTATTGCTGTGCGATATGGAGTGCGTAAAGGAGGAACACCATGAGCAGGATTGACGAATTACGCATAAAAGTTCAAAAAGGAATGGGCAAAGGTAATGGTTTTATGGCATGGATTGAGAACAGTGTGCTGAACGAAATGCTCACCGAGGTAGAACGCCTGACAAATACCAAACCACCGAGAATGAGCGCCTCCGTGTTGTGCCTGTCAGATCGGAACTGGAAGCGGTGGAAATCGACAGAGAAGCGGCACTGGCAAAATTAGGGTTGGAGTGAAAGGAGCAACTATGACTATACTCGAAAAAATTCAGCAGAACCCGGTGGACACATTTATCGTTTTGTATTGGTTCAATCTCTTGCTTGACTTTCCATTACAGGGCGAGTTTTTAGCGGTCAATAAATCCAAGAACGGCTATGTTCTATTCGTCCATTCAGCTATTTGGGGCATAGGCATTACGTTAGGGCTGTTGCTGTTCGGGCGGCTTCATATTTGGTGGCAAACCGTTTCGTTAATTTTCGGGCACATGCTGATTGATGCTTGGAAGTGCAGAGGTTGGTACAAGAAAATGGGAATTTCGGATAATGCCGCGCTTTATATAGACCAAGCGTTACATGTCGGGCAAATCATTCTTTGCATGACGTTTTAAGAAAGGAGCAGAAGGATGAACATTGAACAGGCGATAACAACGCTCGAACTACTTAGGGAACTAATGCTTTTCGACTCAACATCGGGTGAGGATATAACGGTCGAGTCATTAAGTAAAAACAATAAAGACCTATACAATGCGGCACAAGTAGCTATCGATGCACTCCGCGAGAAAAGGGAGAAGGGGTGTGAATATTGCGCGGGGTATCACTCCGCAGATATGCTCCCGATTATCGAAATGGACGATAACACGGCAAACAGCCTTGATATTAACGAGGGTTTTGCATATATAAATTGCCAATGTGGACGGCATACGGTCGCAGAAATAAACTTCTGCCCGATGTGCGGAAGGAATCTGACAACATGAAATGGGTATACATCTGTTCACCTTTGCGCTCGGATTACTACCGTAATCAACTGAAAGCCGAAGCGTACTGCCGTGAAGCGGTTAAAGAAGGAGTTTTGCCGATAGCACCGCACATTTATCTGACACGGTTTTTGGCTGACGCGGACCCCGAACAACGCCGGTTGGGTATGCACATGGGTATCGAAATGCTCAAGAAATGTCAGGAGATATGGGTGTACGGCGAACCGAGCGAAGGGATGAAAGCGGAAATCGAAATGGCTGAAAAACTAGGGATAAGAAAAATAATTAAGGGGGTATGACATATGATTAACTTAATAAACGGATACGGCATTAAAGCCGATAGCATGGGGTACACGCTTGTTCAGAAAAAAGAAACGAAGAAAGGGGAAATCGCGGAAACAAATATCGGCTACTATTCCGATATATCTTTGGCGGTCTGTGCCGTTGTCAGACAGCTTTTACGGGCAGAGGTGGAAGAATGTACCATCACAACACTTAAAGCGTTTGTAGAGCGTAACAAAGCTTTGAATGAAGAACTGAAAAGGATGGTGAAAGCATGAATCAACTTCGCAACGAGATAAACGAAAACGCCCGCAAACACGGATTTTGGGAAGATGAAAGACCATTTTCGGAAGTAATCGCCCTCTGCCACTCGGAACTATCCGAAGCACTGGAAGAATACCGAAACGGACACGGATACAATGAGATTTATTTCAACGACCGCAAGCCCGAAGGAATCCCGGCAGAACTCGCAGACTGCATTATCCGCATCCTTGATTTTTGCGGGCAATACGGGATTGACATAGGCGGCGCAATAGATTTGAAATGCGCTTACAACAAGACAAGACCGTATAAGCACGGCAAGAAGATATAGGGGGGCAATTATGGACGCAAAGGTAAGAGGCGAACAAATAAAAGTCTCGGGTCGGGTGGTCGCGAACAGACTGAAATTTGGCGTAGTAAGCGATTTTTGCAGGCTATACAAGAGCGAATATCGCGACGAGATACACGAAAGATTGAAAGCAGCAATTGAACCGCAGCGCCCCGACATGAATAATCCGTCGTTCCAAACTATAAGTGACCCGACAGCGGTAAGGCTTGAACGGCAGGAAAGTATCAACTCGACTATGCGGGGCATGATTGTTCGGGCGATTGATGTTGAGCTGCATAAACTCAAGGTCAGATACAGCGAAGAATTTGCCGATGCTATTTTACAAGCTATTTGCGATGGTCGGCATTACAATACCTTTAGGGGAATGGAAAGACAGGAATTCAAGGAGTACATTATGGAATTCAAAAGGTCGGTCATAAAAGAATCTGGATTATAGTTGACAAATACACAGGATTTGGTGTAAAATCTATACAGTGATATAGCTATCTAATAAGCCGTTCCGAAAGGGGCGGCTCTTTTATTTACCGTCCTTCGGGGCGGCTTTTTATTTAGGGGGTGAGATTATCGACTGGAAAACGGAAGCTGAACAGCTTTTCTTTGACGAAGGTAAGTCTTGGAATGATACCGCAAAACCGTTAGAACATTATTTCCCTAACCTTGACAGCAAACAAGTATGGGAAAAGGTGCGGGGATATATTCGCAAGACCGATAGATATAAAAACCGCAACACAGGAGAAAAGCCTGACATGATGGGAACAGCGAAGAATCTTCTGCTAAAAGGTACGACAATTCAAAGTCTTGTTGAAAAGCTAGGCATATCTGCAAAACTTACCGATGCTTTGATAGACGAATTTAAACAACAGGGGTTTAATGTTCTCCGTTCGGGCGACGAAGTCAAAATATCGAGTATCGTAATTCCGTCCAACAATACCCGCAAAGAAGCATGGAACGGCGATAAGATAATTCGTTTCGGGCTAATGGGCGATACGCAGATAAATTCAAAATACACGCAGATAACCTACCTCCACAAACTGTATGACATTTACGAATACGAAGGTATAGAAAACGTTTATCACACGGGTGATATTGATGAGGGCGAGGATATGCGGCCGGGGCATAAATACGAATGCTACGAGCAAGGCGCTGATGACCATGTGAATGAAATTGTAAGAGTCTATCCGAAACGGGATGGCGTAACAACAGAGTTCATCACGGGTAACCACGATCATTCGTTAATCAAGCGGGCCGGCATGGATATAGGTGTTCCCATTGCTTCCAAGCGCCCCGATATGAAGTATCTAGGGCAATCAAGTTGCATCGTATCATTAACCGATAATTGCACATTGGAATTAAGGCATCCGATTGATGGAACGGCTTACGCCATTTCATACAAAATTCAAAAAATGGTTGAGGCAATGAGCGGCGGTGAGAAGCCGAACATCCTTGCGGTCGGCCACTACCATAAAGCTGAATACATTCCTTACCACAATGTCCATTGCATTCAAACGGGAACCCTGCAAGCGCAAACTCCGTGGATGCGCGGGAAAAGCATAGCGGCAGCAATGGGCGGTTGGATAATCGAACTTCATGTTTCTGATGATGGAACGATAGAACGTATAAAGCAAGAGTTTATTCCGTTCTACCGAGCAATCAAAGACGATTACAAAAACTGGCGATAAGAAGATGGATAACATGAAACTTGAACTTACGCTGTGCGAAAAGTGTCTCCGAGACTTTCAAGAGGTCCGGCAAGTACGGCGCAAGGACAAGTCGGCAAAAATAAAAGAACCCTGCTTGATCTGTCAAACAGGGTTCGGGTACGATTATGTGATTTCAGATCTCCTCGATGAAACTAACTCTGTGCAGAACCCCTCTCGCGCGAAGGGTGTTTAAGCATTGCTGAACGCATCTTGCGTGGATAATCAGAGCCTTCATCGTATTGCCTTCCATAAACTCGATTTGAAATGTTTTCATGCCTATCCCCTTTCCCTTTGGGGCGGCAAGGTGTATAATAGTCTTGCCGCCTGGTCGGTGTGCGCCCGTGTTAGTTGGTAGCTTGCCGGGCGCAGTTTTTATAAATAGAAATCCTCGATGAAATCTTTAAGCTCGTCGGTCATTATCGCTTCGCCGTCCCGATTTGCTCTTTCAAGCATCTGCCTGAGCAGCAACCGTCCTTGAACAGCGTCTTGCAGATAATCGTAGGTTTCCATATCCATTGTGACGGTGATAGCTTTTTTGTTAACCTCCATCATATCCCCTTTCTGCCCTTATAGTCGGAGCCGACTTATTTATAGCGGTGGGTAGTATTGATGCGGTTCCCCACCATCGCCGCTGTGTCACGAGTCGGATTCCAACTCATGCGTTTCCTTAAACTCTTTCAGGGCCTTCTCGACGATTCTGCTTACTGGTATCATTGTTTGCTTGGAGTACGCCCGGAGCCATTCTGACAACTCCTTTGGCAAACTGATACCCATGCGTTCACGATTTTTTACCACAAATTACCTCCCTGTTCTTGTTGGGATAAACTTATCACACTTTATGCACAATGTCAACACTTTATGTAAAAATATTTTTATTTTAGATTGGCGCGGTAAAAAACGCTTGATTGGCACAGGATTTGGTGCTATTATGTTATCATGAGATAAATGTAGATAGGATAATTCGATAGTAAATATAGCTCCGCTGGCTTGGATTTAATGGGCCGAAAGGCATTCCAGGTAACCGGGGCTTTTATTACTAGAAGTAGATCCACAATATGGAATTCATAAGGTAGTTAAACACATTAAGGGTGTAACATCTTTTCATCTCAGAAAAGAATTCAAACACCTTACAACAAAACTTCCAACACTTTGGACAAATTCATACTTCGTGTCAACGATTGGTGGAGCGCCACTTGAAGCAGTTAAAAAGTACATTGAATCTCAAAAAACTTCTCAAAGAAAGTGAGGTGAAATTGTGGAAAAGGCGTATAAATTCAGGATTTACCCTACAAAAGATCAAGAAATTCTCATTCAAAAAACATTTGGATGCACACGCTTTGTCTACAATCACTACCTTGCAAAGCGTATTGAGATGTACAACAAAGATCAATCAACTCTTAACTATATTGCCTGTAGTGCAGACATGACTATCCTCAAAAAAGAACTCAAATGGCTCAAAGAGGTTGATGCTACAGCACTGCAATCTTCGCTTAAAGACCTTGATTTTGCTTATCAGAACTTCTTTCGCAGAGTAAAGAATGGCGACAAGCAATGTGGATTCCCGAGGTTCAAGAGTAAAAAGGATAACAACAGAAGTTACAAATGCAAGTTTGTTAAGGAAAATATCAAGGTATTTGAAAATTGTGTTAAACTCCCAAAGCTTGGTATTGTGAAGTGTGCCGTAAGTAAACAAATCGAAGGACGAATCCTTTCCGCTACAGTTCGCCAAAATCCATCCGGTAAATATTTCGCATCCATCTGTTGTACCGATGTTGAAATTCCTAAGTTCAAACCTACGGGTGCAATAGTTGGGATTGATGTAGGAATTAAAGAGTTTTGCGTGACTAGTGATAATGTTCATATTGCTAATCCGAAACATCTTTATAAAAGCGAAAAGAAACTTGCTCGTCTTCAGCGTCAGCTATCGAGAAAATCAATTGGTAGCAATAACCGCAACAAGGCGAGAGTTAAGGCAGCATGCGTTCACGAGAAGGTGACAAATCAACGCGGGGACTTTCTTCATAAACTCACCATTGGGCTAATCCGTGACTATGACTTAATTTGTGTAGAGAATTTGAAAATTAAAAACATGGTTAAGAATCATAAACTTGCCAAGTCTATTGCTGATGTTTCTTGGGGAGAATTCAAGCGACAGTTGAATTACAAGGCTGTATGGTATGGCAAACATGTACAAGAAATTGATACTTACTTTGCAAGCAGTCAGACTTGTTCAAATTGCGGCTACAAAAATTCCGAAACCAAAAATCTGGCTGTACGTGAATGGGATTGCCCCACATGTGGAACCCATCACGATAGAGATGAAAATGCAGCTACGAATATCTTAAACGAAGGCTTGCGAATACTAGCATCTTAAAAAAATAGTTTTCGTACCGTGGGACACACGGGAAGTCACGCTTGTGGAGAGTATGTAAGACTCTGGGAGCAACGCTCATTAAAGCAAGAATCCCCTAACTTTAGCTATGGGGAGATGTCAACTACGAAGAATAAACGCGATACGCCCGCAGGCGGTTAAGGGAAGAAACATGGAAAAGCAAAGAATCGTACATTTAACGGCAAAGGACTTTAAGGTACAGACATTCAGATCCGGCGGCAAGGGCGGGCAGCATCAGAATAAAACGGATAGCGGAGTACGCATCGTCCACAGGGAAAGCGGAGCCGTAGCGGAATGCCGGGAAGAACGAAGCCAATACCAGAACAAGCGGAAAGCGTTCGAGAAACTTACAAGCAGCGATAGATTCCGCACATGGTTAAAGAGAGAACATAACAGAATGTGCGGCTTAATACCATCACGCCAACAGATAGAAAAAGAAGTCGACGCCATGATTGAAAAAGACCTGGCGAACGGAAACATCAAGATAGAAGAAGTGTAAAGGACTGATACTATGAAAAGGCAGACCAAGGAAGCAAAGACTATGGCTGCCGCAAGAGCTTCAAGGCGCGGCTCAACATACCCCACGGAAACCAAGACCAAAGCTATTGCTATGTATGCCGAATTGGGGAATGTCGCGGAAGTTGCGCGTCAGATGGAATTGCCCGAAGCGACTGTTAGGGTTTGGGTCAATGAAGCGAAGAAAACGGATGCTTTCGTGGAATATCAACGCCTTAAAAAAGAGGAATTCATCGCAGACGCTTCCCGCATCATCAAAAAAGGCACTAAACTCATAGAAAAACAGCTTGATTCTGCTCTTGAAAACTCGGAAAAATTTGAGAAATTGATAAGTTCCATTATGGCAGACGGTGAGCTGAATGTTAAGGATAAAAAAGACCTGGTCTCCGCTATCCGTCAAATGGAATTGAAAAATCCGCGCGATTTAGCCGTAACGGTTGGCACAATCTACGACAAACGCGCTTTGTCAACCGGCGAATCCACTGAAAACGCCACAGTTCGGGTAGAAACCTACCTAGACCAATGCAAGGGTAAAGAGTTTTAACCGGGTACCATCTGCGCGACATCACGAAAATGGTCCGATACCCCTTATTAGTAAAGGCGTGAACATTTGAATAAATATACACCGATATACAATGATTATTCATCTTTTATAGCTATTGAGACCCGAAAATTGCATGAATGCAGCAAAAAGCCGCCCATTTAGGACGGCTGATGCTCCGATGTAGTTATTTCTGTTTTGCTTTTCGCTCATTGATGTACCTGTACAGTGTTGGCGCTGATATCCCGCAGGCTTTGGATATTTCCGATATGCTAAACCTGCCCTTGTTGCCATCCATTGTATCGTACATTTTCAGGGCTTGTGCTACGGCTTTTTGGTCGGCTCTCGGTCTGCCGCCCTTCCTACCTCTTGCCCTGGCTGCTTTCAGACCCTCCCGTGTGCGCTCGGCTATCGTGTCGCGTTCAAACTGTGCCAAAGCTGCGAAAATGGCAAATACCAGGCGCCCTGTTGCGGTTGTGGTGTCAATCTGTTCCTTTGATGAGATAAGGTCTACACCCATGCCGTTAAACTGCTCTACAAGGCTTATAAGGTCTTTGGTGCTACGGCTCAAGCGGCTTAGTGACTCGATGATGATTGTATCGCCCTTGCGTAGCTGTTCAATCATGCGGTTCAGCTCCGGCCGCTCCCGTTTGGTTCCCGTGATTTTTTCCTCATAGACCTTTTCGCACTCATACTTTTTGATGATTTCGTGCTGCCGGTCGGTGTGCTGCTGCTCGGTACTGACTCGGATATAGCCGATGTTCATAGGGTCGCCTCCTTATATAAGCACGGTTCCGCACGGTTCGGTGAGTATCTGGCAGAAAATAATCATAACAGCCTGCGCCTTGCTATGTTCACGCTGGCTTTGCGCGGCCTTACCAAGTTCGCCCCGCTTGCGTTCTCTGTCGGCTTTCCTGCGCTGCTGTTCCGCATACACGGACAGAGCGGAGATTACGGTTTCTTTTTCAATGCGTGTCATGTTCATCCCTCCTAAAATAATTAGAGCGGATATACCGCCGCTCACGGTGTCGGGTGGGTTATTGCATGATCTGCCGCATTGACGGCGGGCAATCATCCTCCCCATAGTAGCGCCCTAAAAATGACCGGCCGCAACGCTTATAACCATCTAACACTTTTGCGGACTTGTTGGGGTTGGTTACGATACGCAAAAACTCCTTTTTCGCCTCATTATAGGTAACGGTAAAACGCTTGATTGTAGATTCCATATTGTTTCCCCTTTCTACCGGGATACCGCCCGGCTCGGTGTAGTGGGTGTTACTGTTATCCTTCGGTGACAAGCGTGA